GGAGCAGATCAAGGCCGGAAAGTAGAGGTAGAAGTTATGGCAGCAGCGAAGAAAGGCCGCTGGCAGGCCACCATCCGCACGCTTTGGGCGATTGCAAAATCGCCCGAGCTGCACATGGATTCGGAAGACCTTCACGCGGTCGTTTACCGTGAGACTGGAAAGGACTCCCTGAAAAGCCTGTCCCCAAATGAGCTGAATCAGGTTGCCAGCGTACTCCAGAAGATGAAGGACAGTGCCAGCGGACAGAAGCGGCCCAAGCGCACTGACGAAGGCGGCGACCCCAGAACCGCAGCGCAGCGCCGTAAAATTCATGCTTTATGCGAGGCGCTCGGCTGGAATGATAACCCGAAACGAATTCAGGGCTTTGTCAGGCGCATGACCAAAATTGATCGTATCGAATGGCTGGATCATAAACAGTGTGCGGTCGTGATAGAAGCCCTGAAAAAGATGGCCGAACGGAAGGAGGGCGCACAGGATGACAAAAAAGAAGTACAAACGCCTGACGCAGCGGGAGAAGGACGAACGGGCGGCATTGCGGAAGCGGCTCCGTGAAGAAGGGCTGCTCCCGCCCCGCAAACCCAGCCTGAACCGCAAAGAATTTGCCGCCGAAGTTATGACGGAATACAAAACTTGCAGTTGGGTGAAACTTTCCATTTATTTATATCAGGCAATCGCGTGTATGGTAGATGATGAGATGAATAAGATTGCGTCCGAGCAGGTCGGCGTTCTTAAAACCATCAAGATCGCGTTGGAAATGAAACGGTTTTATGAACAGCTTGAAGCAGAGGGCCGAGATACCTTGCTTACGACAATCAAAACAATGCGGACACGCTGGCCCGTGCGCTTGCACTGTCAATCGGTCAGCTTATGGGAACCCGTCAGCAGGGCCGTACAGCAACCCGCAGGAACAATACAGGCGGGGAGTATTACGGCGTTCTTCGCGGTGCTCGTGCGGCTGGTGTGCCGATTTACTTGCTGGTCGAGCATAGCTTCCACACGAACACTGCCGCCGCAAAATGGCTGTCCATAGATGAAAATTTGGATAGGCTGGCAGAAGCGGAAGCCGATCTGCTTGCAGGTTATTTCAACGTACAGACTGTGCCTGAAATCAGAACTTCAATCATGGGTACAGCACAGGCCACCGCCCAGCAGATGGCACTTTTCTGCCGAAGCCGTAATCCTGCGCCGCAGATTACCGGCTGTTCCCTTGAAGCGCTGGCGCAAATGTACTTAATAGAAGGAGCCACCGAGGGTGTGCGCGGCGATGTGGCTTTTGCACAAAGCCTGCATGAAACGGGATTCTTCCGATTCGGCGGCATCGTCCAGCCGGGGCAGAATAATTTTGCGGGGATCGGCGCACTGAACGGCAACGCTGCCGGACAAGCTGCAACCTTCCCGAATGCACTAACCGGCGTGCGCGCACAAATCCAACACCTGAAAGCCTACGCCTCCACCGAACCGCTGAAAAACCCTTGCGTTGATCCGCGTTTTGGATTGGTTACACGCGGCAGCGCACCTTATGCAGAATGGCTGGGCGCAGCAGATAATCCGAGCGGTGCAGGCTGGGCCTATCCCGGCAAAGGTTACGGTGCAAGTGTGTTGACGCTTCTTTCACAGCTCATCGCACAAACTGTGCCGCAGACGAAACCGCCGCAGTCCCCCGTCATTCCGGACTGGCAGCGCAGCGGCCTGCAAACCCTGACAGAAGCGGGCGTTATCAATTCACCGGACTATTGGGAAGCGCGGCTTTCACAAAATGTTACGATCGGCGAGCTGTTTGGAATCTTAGGTAATCTGTTTACGGAAGTCCCTGGCTAAGCAAAGGAGGGTGCGGCATGGACGATCTGATTAAGGAACTGACACCGGAAATGCTTCCGAGCGAACTGTATCAACAGATTGCCGGAGCAATCGGCACGGAAAACTTTTATAATCTGGCACGTGTGGTTGGTGGGCTGACAATTTACATACCATTAGCAGACAGCCTGCTCCGTCCCGTCCGTGACGCCCATATTAAAACAGAATTTAATGGCTGCAATCATGCTGCCCTTGCGGAAAAGTATGGTGTGACGGAGCGCCGCGTCCGCCAAATGTGCGGAGACGGTTTCATAGAAGGGCAAATAAACCTCTTTGAAGACGTTGAAAAAAAACAATAATCTAGGAAATGCTTCCGAGTGACATTTCCGAAAGGGTATAGTAATCTATGAGTACAAGCTCAGCTTGTACTCATATTTTTTAGTCCAAAGGAGGCAGAAATCATGGAAACAGGAACGATTCAGAACGCGGCAAACACTTTGTTGACGGATGCAATGCTGGCGGTCGTATCCCTTGCTGGGGCGTATGGCATCTATTTTATCCGGCTTTGCGCGACAAAGGTTAAGTCGCAGACCGCGCAGCTCCGAAACGAGCGCACGCGCTGGACGCTTGATACGGCGCTGGACGATGTACGGCAGCTTGCCGAACTGTCGGTCGGTGCGATGGAGCAGACCACAGCAAAGGCACTGCGTGAGAATGTGAAGAACGGCACCGCCGATCGCGAGGAACTGCTTGCACTCGGCAAAACGGTCTTCGATGAAGTCAAGGCGGCGGTCGGGCCGGAGGCGCAGGCCACGATTACCAGAACCCTTGGCAGCTTCGACGATTACCTCACGAAATGCATTGAAGACGCAGTCCTGAAGGTTAAGCAGAATGACCCCTTTGCTATGCTTTCTGAAAGCATTCCCACGAATGAGAGTGCACATTAAGGGAGGCTCCATATGGATATCGTACAAGTCACCGCAGTCATTGGCGCGGCAGCCTCCCTGCTCTGCACGCTCGTTGTTGGTGCGCTGACGTACTTTATGAAAAAGACGCTCGCCAATCTGGAAAACGCGGATAAGCAAAACGCCGACCATATCGAAAAAGTCGAAGACAAGCTGAACGAGCTGCAAGTCAATCTTCCGCTTGTTTTCGAGACGCGGGAGGACAGCATCCGTGTCATGAACCGGATTGAGGATAAATTAAACCGGCTGACCTACCGGCTTTTAGACAAGGAGGGCTGATACCATGGCATTTCTGGACGAAATGACCGAGCAGGAAGTGAAGAAAAATAAAACTATCCGGGGCTATATCCTGCGGTCGCTTGCAAAGGGCAGCAACAATACGCTGTTTGTAAAGCAGATCAGCAACGCCCTGTATGCTGAAAATCAGATTTACAACCCGGATATCGGTAAATATCTTGAATACCTCGCGGAGGCGGGTTATATCGAATTCACCGGCAAGAATATCCACGCCTACAACGTCTATGCAAAGGACGGCATTATTAAACTGACGCGCAAGGGTGTTGACCTGCTGGAGGATACGATTCAAGACCCGGGAGTCGATGTCTGACCGGCCCCCGCTGCGAGCAATCGGCGGTAAACCACGGCGGCGTACCCGAATCAGCTCCACCATTGACAGACTGCCGGTTGATGTCCGCACCCAGCTTGATCTGCGGCTCACAGATACTGCAAACACCTATGAGGAATTATCTGCATGGCTCAAGTCGGAGGGCTTTGAAATCAGCCGGTCGGCTATTGGGCGCTATGCGATCCGCAGCACAACGGCGGCGCAGCGCGTAGCTGAAACGCTCCAGCGGACGCAGGCGATTGCCAAAGCGGTTGAAGAGCATCCTGACCTTGACTATACAAAAGCGGCCTCTATGATTTTTATGGATGGATTGATTCAGCGGGTCAGCACTGCCGAGGATGAATACGCCGAAATCCCGCTGGATAAGGCCGGTCGGCTGATTGCTGCCATGTCACGAAATGCAACTTATGAGAAGCGTACTCGAGCCGAGCTCAAAAAGAAAGCCGAGCTTGCATTTGACCAGATGGAGGCCGAGCTGATGGACGCAATCCGCCAGCATCCGGAACTTTCCGGCGAACTGCATGACGTACTTGCACGCGCAAGAGAGAAGGTTCTGCCTGATGACGAAGATTAACCTTGCTGATTACTTGGAACGCCTTGCCGAACCGGAAGACCGCGAAACTATCGCAAACCGGGACTATCAGCGCGAGCTTTTTCTCAAATATGTTGTCCGCGAAAACGGCTTCCCGGAACGCCGGGCGCAGCTGCTGGAGGACTTCCAGAAAGGCAAACCCCTGACCGGAGAAAAGGGCCTGCGGCGGCAGCTTGGTGCAATCGACCTTGAATATTTCGGGCGGGCCTACCTCGCGCATTATTTCGTCCGGGACTCTCCGTCTTTCCATACGGAGCTGGACTGCATCTGGCGGGACGGTGTGATGAAGGGCCTCGACCCGTATCAATCTGCAAAGGAAATCAGCCGTGCAGACGGCTGCCGCCGCGTCATTGAAGCGCCGCGCGGTCATGCCAAAAGTACGACCTTTACCTTTAAGGATTCCATTCATGCAGCAGTTTACGCTTACAAGCATTATGAAATTATTCTTTCGGACAGCTCGGAGCAGGCAGAGGGATTTTTAACCGATATCAAAACCGAGCTGGAAGAAAATGCGGCACTTCTGGAAGACTTCGGCACGCTGGAGGGCCGGGTCTGGAAAGCATCAGTTATCCTGCTTTCCAACGGCGTAAAAATTGAGGCGATTGGTTCCGGCAAGAAAATCCGTGGCCGCCGTCATAAACAGTGGCGTCCTGACCTGATTGTCTGCGACGACCTCGAAAATGATGAAAACGTCAACACTCCAGACCAACGCAGGAAGCTGCGGGACTGGTTCTATAAAGCGGTATCAAAGGCAGGCGACACTTACACCGATATAGTTTATATCGGCACGCTGCTGCACTATGATGCGCTGCTTGCCAACGTTGCGAAGAACCCCAGCTACAGAGCTGTAAAATATCGCGGTGTAATCAGCTTTGCAGACAACTCAGAACTTTGGGACGCATGGGAATCCATTTATACCGATCTTGCAAACGAGAACCGCGAGCAGGAAGCTAAAGCCTTTTATGAAGCAAATCGCGCAGAAATGCTGGAAGGTACAGCTGTTTTATGGGAAGAAAAACTTTCCTATTACGACCTGATGGTGATTCGGATTTCGGAAGGTGAAGCCTCTTTTAACAGTGAAATCCAGAACGATCCTATCGACCCGGAGAACTGTACTTTTCAGGAGGAATGGTTCGATTTCTGGGACGATGAAGGAAAGCAGCAGCCAGACTTTTCCGTCCCGCGATATTTATTTATCGGAGCGAATGACCCATCCCTCGGCAAAAATAAGAAATCAGATACCAGCGCGATTATCACGCTCGCGAAGGATACGCAGACCGGGTTTATTTATGTCCTGTTTGCGGATATTTCCAAACGCAAACCAGACCAGATTATAGAGGATGCACTGGAGGCAAGCCGCCGACTAAAACGCGAATATAAACGGCCTTATTATCGGTTCGGCGTTGAAACCGTACAGTTTCAATATTACTTTGCGGAGGTCATGCGCCAGCGTTCGGCAGAAGCCGGAGAATATCTTCCGATTCAGGAAATCAGCAGCACCCAAAATAAGGATGCGCGGATTCAGTCTTTACAGCCGTTTGTTAAAAATGGTTATGTAAAATTCAGCAAACGCCATAAAGCACTTCTTGAGCAGATGTTTCAGTATCCAATGGGCAAAAACGATGACGGCCCAGACGGTTTGCAAATGGCAGTTAAACTAGCCCTTGATATCAAAGGCAGCAACAAAATCAATTATAAAAGCGTACTTGCCCGCGCCTTGAATTTCAAGCGCGGAGCCTATTAAGGAGTGAATATCTAAAATGAAAACCTTGAAAGAAAATACAATTATCCACGGTGACAGCCTGAACGTTTTGAGAGAAATCCCGGATAACTGCATTGATGCGGTAATTGCCGATCCTCCGTATGGAATCAATTATGAAAGCCGGACGGGTGCAAAGATTCAGAATGACAAAAACCCGTTTATCTGGTTTCTTTACGATGCGTTCCGCGTGCTCAAACCGAACGGCGGCGCACTGGTTTGCTTCACGCGCTGGGATGTGCAGCAGGCATTTATGGATGCTGCGAAAATTGCGGGCTTTGATATCAAAAGCGAACTGATCTGGAACAAGGTCTATCACGGGATGGGCGATCATAAAGCACAGTTTGCACCGTCCCATGAAAACATCATTTTTGCAGTAAAGGGCAAGTTTGCTTTTCCGGGCGGCAGACCGCGCGATTTGCTGACCTGTGAAAAGCTGAGCAGCGCCCATATGGTACATCCGACCGAAAAGCCTGTTGAGCTGATGAAGGATATCATTACCTCAATCACGCGCGAAGGTGATATCATCCTTGACCCGTTTGCCGGAAGCGGTTCGGCGCTGGTTGCTGCGAAGCAGACCGGGCGGCGGTATATCGGCATTGAGCTGGATGATGGATATTATCAGACAGCGCGGCAGCGTCTTGAGGCTGCAACGTGAGTCGGAAACGGCAGCGGCGAAACGCACCGCCGCCTCTGCGCAGGCCGGAAACGCGGGAAATCGCTGTTGCACAAGTCAGTGATAAATACAGCGATTATCCGTCAAACGGATTAAACCCGATCCGGCTTGCCGAAATATTCAGAGAAGCCGACGCGGGCGATGTACTCCGGCAAGTCGAACTATTTGAGGATATTGAAGAAAAAGACCCGCACCTCTTTTCCCAGCTTCAAACCCGAAAAAATGCGGTCACCGGCCTTGACTTTGAGATTATCCCCTTTGGTGAGGAACCGCGAGACAAGGAGATTGCAGACTTTATTGCCGAGCAGCTGGAAAGCATCGAAAGTTTTGAAGAAGTCGAAACCGATTTGCTTGATGCAATCGGCAAGGGCTTTGCGGTTTCAGAAATCCTATGGGGCTTTGAAGGAACCCGCGTGACTGTCCGGGAAATCAAATCCCGGCATCAAAAGCGATTCTTCTGGGATGCACTGGACGACTCTTTCAAAGTGCGCACGCAGGAAGCGCCGGAGGGTATCCTGCTGCCGGAGAACAAATTTATTATCCATAAATATAAGGCCCGCAGCGGCCACCCTTCACGGGCTGGAATCCTCCGGGTTGTGGCATGGATGTACCTTTTTAAGAATTACGATATTAAGGATTGGGTCAGCTTTGCCGAGGTCTACGGACTGCCGCTGCGGCTTGGCAAGTACCAGCCCGGCGCGGGCGAAGCGGACAAGCTGGCGCTCATGCAAGCACTTATACAAATCGGCGCGGACGCGGCAGGCATTATCCCGGACGGCACAACGATTGACTTTATTACGACAGAAAAGTCCGGTTCTATTGACCTTTACGAACGATTTGCGCGTTATTGTGACGAACAAATCAGCAAGGCGATACTTGGGCAGACCTTGACTTCGGATTCGGGCGGCGGCAGTTATGCGCAGAGCAAAACGCACAACGATGTGCGGCATGACCTGACGGTCGCGGACTGCAAAGCGCTTGCCTCCACTCTCCGCCGCGACCTGATCCGCCCGCTGTGCATCTTCAATTTTGGTGAAAGCAAGCGTATTCCGCGTATCCGCTTTGACTGCGAGGAGTCGGAAGATTTAATGCAGACCGCGAACATTCTAGGCCTGCTGATTGAAAAAACCGGACTGCGCGTGCCGGTCAGCTACCTATATAAAAAGTTTAGCATTCCCGAGCCGGAGGGCAGCGAGGAGATTGCCGCACCGCGTCCCGCCAATACAGGAATGGGCGCAATGGCTTTTAAGGAAACACCTCCTGCGATATTGACCGGCCTAAAAAATGAAGACACCGCCTCTTTTGGTACGCAAGAGCATATTGACAGCCTTGCCGATGCTGCCCTCCGCCACAGCGCGGATAGTTTTGAAAAGATGTTCTCACCAATTCTCAAATTACTTGACCGCGCGGACAGTCTGGAACAGCTCCGGGATCTGATGGAAAGCGAAAAAGAAGCTGCGGCGCTGTTCAGCGCTATGCCGGACGCTGACCTTGAGGCGCTGCTGCAAAAGGCAATGGTTTATGCCAACCTTGCGGGGAGGCTGATTGAAAATGAAGATTGAAACCCTGTTCACCCGTGAGGATATGACCTTTGAAGAAGCAGCACAGTATTTCCGCGAGCGTGTGCCAGTCACGGCGGATGTGTTTTATGCGCTGGCCGAGGAATACCAGGGATTGGCATTTACGGTCAGCGGCTATACAAAACTTCAAATTCTGAAACGCTTCTATGAAGAGCTGCTTGCCGCGATTGAAGCAGGCAACACCTTTTCAGAGTTCCGGCTGAACATGAACGAGTTTTTGAAAAATGAAGGTTATACCGGGCTTGCGCCTTTGCAGGCGGATAACATCTTCCGCACCAACATCCAGACGGCCTATCACGTTGGGCATTATCAGCAGATGACCGATCCGGCAGTTATGAAACTCCGTCCTTATTGGATGTATGACGCGGTAAATGACGCACACACCCGCCGCACCCATCTTGCGATGAATGGCAGAGTGTTT